TCTCACAGTTTACACTTTTGGTTATCCCCCCGGTACCCTCCAGTTCACCTTCAGTAACCATAGGCCACCCCTAACCGAAGGTTAAACCTTAGGTGGGACTGATGGGAAACCTTAGGTGATACTATATGTTGTGGTGTGGGTGACTCGATGACACTATATGTTGATGCCTCTGTGTCCCTATCTGTTGGTACTCATTAAGTCACACCTTGGGTACCACCTGAGGTTAGACCTGAGACCATACACCTAAGGTTCACCGTTTGACTAACGTTTAGCAGTGACTGTTAGTAGGTCACATTAAGAGAGTCGGTAAGTATCTCGTTTAGCAGTCCCTGAGACACTGAGAGCGGGACAAGCTGATATCGGTGAGTCATCACTATAAGTGCTATTGGTGGTCATTGTCAACACCACAATCAATTAGGACACACTATAGGGAGACACTTAGAGTATTACTTAGAGACCATCACCATTAAGAACACTATCACTATAGGTCTACATAAAGTTCAACTTAGGGTATTGACATTAGGTAACGGCTATGGTCTAATGGCTACCAGTTGAGAGACACAACGCTACCAACTACCGGAATACTTCGAGTTACCGGGTAGATGCTGAAGGGTCTCAAGTAGTCATCAACCGGACATACGAAAATGGTTGACTCAACGATGAACAAGTAGTAACATGCATCACCAGTAGCACCGCTCTTTAACAATATGGATTAGTCAAAGCTGATATGTACACCATGACATTAGTGTTTAACTAGTGGTTACATTCGGGTCTCTGGCAAGGTACGTCCTGTCACCCTGAGAGTAACCACACCGATAACCACTAACCAATTGAGGATACATAGCATGGAAATCGTAATGCAGGCACTGAACCACGGGGTCATTATGACGACAGCACGGGACTACACCGGGGCCACCAAATACATGGTGCAATACGGCCTACAGTTCACCGTGTTCGACTCATTCCGTGAGGCACTGCAAGATTACACAGATTGCGTCACCCACTCGCAAGAGTGTGGCGACTAGCGGTTAACGACAGGTCATCCGAGAGGTGGCCTGAAAGATAACCACTAACCAACTGAAGGATATACATCATGATTTACACCAAAGAGCCAGCTAACAAGGTATTCGTATTCGTTACCGCTTACCGTGGCTGTGAGTCGCTCGAAGTTAACGAGAAGATGCTCAAGGGTCTTGTACGCACCATTAAGACCTATCCGGGTGCTTACGGTAATATCCGTGATGAGAGCGTGCAAGGCTGCTTTAAAGAAGCGGGTATGCCTGAGGCAACGCAAGAGCGTACGCTTAAAGTTGAATGCACTGAGAAGCAGGCCGCAGAGCTGACGTGGCTGGCCTGTAAGACCTACTCGCAGGATGCCGTGCTGGTGGTGAACTCACAGACTCATACAGCCGCACTATGGTCTATCGAAGATGTAGGTGAGTATCCACAGGTCTACCCACGCTTGAAAGAGGTGTCCTTAGGCGGGACACTTCAACAAGTTGATGCACCAAAGGGTGAATGTTATTCAATCATCGACGGGCAATATTGGGAGGTGGTCTGATGGTCAAATATGGACTCACTCAGGCCGACCTAAGGCATTACCGCTGGCTGCTCTCACTGGGCAGGCCGCACGACTACCTAATGATGCACCTAGCGCAAACTTATCGCACACATAAGGCAATGTATGGCAACCCTGTTCGTAATTAGCGTGTACGCCCTGATTGTCCTGTACTTTGTGCGGGATTTTCGCAAGGGTCTCAAGGTACACAAAGCATCTTTCAGTTACATGAAGTGGGGCGTGTTGCCTCGCTTTACTGTACGGCTACCTAATGGCCGCTTTAAGGCCAACAAAGTGGGAATATTCTATGTCGCAACGCACTAACCTGAAGAAAGCCTTCAAGATTGCACGCATGGTGATGTCGTATGGCGCTGGGGAGAAGCGCACAAAGCGGATACTTGCCGCAAGGGCTGAGAGATTACCAGCTAGGCAGCGCAAATGGGTAATGCAGCAGGTCTACGTGGAGTTGTACCACCCTGAGCGGATACCGGACGGCTGCATACGGTCTCCTGTAGGCTGGAAACGAGTAGTAACTAACTAAACCGCTGACACACACACACCATAAGGAAACAACCTAATGAACTACACCGACATGCAAGCACGCTTAGACGTCATCCGTAACCTGCCAATCTGTGAACTCGACAAGCGCCAGCCGCTGCTGGTAGCACTCATCGCAGACATTGTGAACTGTGAGACGTCCGACGGTGACGATACGGACAGCGATTGGGGTCTGGAACGTCAGGACTATTGGCAAACGCTGAAGATTAAGGCCGAGGACGCCGGGTTTAACCTGCTGGGCAATGGTCACTTCAGCGCAGCGTTTAAGCACGAGCTGCTACCGGGTAGGGTCATTAAGGTTGGCTTTAAGAAAGAAGACTCAGGGGCCGCCTACGTGGCTTTCTGCCGGATGCATCAAGGCCGGGTAGGGATACCTAACGTATATCACGTAGCGCGTCACGCTGGGTGCTACACGGTGGTGCTGGATGAGCTGGAACCGTGCCAGCGCCGAGAGAACGATGAGCATGACCACTACGCAGACCTCGCATATTACTTTGTCGAGTGTGACTTTGAGCCTGAGGAGCACCACGAGAAGGACCTAGCGTTCATCGAGACGTGCCAAATGATTCGCAAGTTCTTCTACGGGATTGCGTCCTTTGATATGCACAGCGGCAACATCATGTTCACCACGGACGGCAAGCCTGTGATTACTGACCCGGTGTCATTCTCAGCGGACCGGGACCGTGAGCCTTTCTCACTGGAGCCCGAGGACCTGCTCGCGGAGATTGAGCAGATAGCTCACGACAAGATGATTGAACGCTGTAAGCGCAACAAGGCTAAGCGTGACCGTGACAGCACGCTGTGTCGCGCCCGTAGGGCCAACAACAAGGCCCGCAGAAACCGCGACAAAGCATTTGCTAGACGTCGGAAGGAGCGCGAAAAGCGTGACGCTGAGATTTTAAAAGAGGGCCTAGCGAAAATCGAGGAGCGGGTACTGGCATGGCACATGGGACCGGGCCTAGCGATACAAATGGGCAAGCCGTTGCCAATCGACAACTACCTTCAAGGTAGACTCATGGGCTAACAAGGTGTATCTTAGGTGTCTCCGATTTGAGGCACCAATAGATAAACTTTATTCACAAAGAGGCACACAATGAACGCATTAAACATTGCACGTAATGACTTCTCAGAGATTGAACTAGCCGCTATTCCGTACAACATCCTCAGTGAGCACTACGGGGACAAGCTGGCACGCGAGCAGTTAGCACTGGAGCATGAAGCGTACGAGCTAGGCGAGCAGCGTTTCCTGAAGATGTTAGAGCGTCAGGTGAAAGCTGGTGAGTTCGCCGACAACGTGGCCGCTAAACCGCTGGTCTTAACGTTGCACCCACAGCTGACCAAGCGTATTGACGATTGGAAGGAGGAACAAGCAAACGCTCGCGGTAAGAAGCCTCGCGCGTACTACCCGATTAAGCACGGTGTTCCCTCTGAGTTGGCCCTTAGCATGGGAGCTGAGGTACTCAAAGAGAAGCGCGGAGTGTCCAGTGAGGCTATCGCACTGCTGACCATTAAGGTAGTCTTAGGGACGCTCACAGACGCCTCTAAGGCCACCATCCAGCAGGTGTCTTCACAGTTAGGTAAGGCACTTGAGGATGAGGCCCGCTTCGGTCGTATCCGTGAGCAGGAAGCCGCCTACTTCAAGAAGAACGTAGCGGACCAGCTGGACAAGCGTGTGGGCCACGTGTACAAGAAGGCTTTCATGCAGGTCGTCGAGTCCGATATGATTTCCAAAGGGATGCTGGGCGGCGACAACTGGGCGAGCTGGAAGACCGACGAGCAGATGCACGTGGGAACCAAGCTGCTGGAGCTACTCATCGAGGGCACTGGTCTGGTGGAAATGACCAAGAATAAGATGGCCGATGGCTCTGACGATGTGACCAGTATGCAGATGGTACAGCTGGCTCCGGCCTTCGTGGAACTCCTGAGCAAACGAGCGGGCGCACTCGCAGGTATCAGCCCGATGCACCAGCCGTGTGTGGTCCCTCCGAAACCTTGGGTCGAGACCGTAGGTGGTGGCTACTGGTCAGTAGGTCGTCGACCGCTGGCACTGGTGCGTACCCACTCCAAGAAGGCGCTACGTCGCTACGATGACGTGCACATGCCTGAGGTGTACAAGGCGGTCAACCTCGCGCAAAACACGCCGTGGAAGGTGAACAAGAAGGTGCTGGCGGTAGTCAATGAGATTGTCAACTGGAAGCACTGCCCGGTTGCTGACGTCCCAGCGATTGAACGTGAAGAGTTGCCACCACGCCCGGACGATATCGACACCAACGAGGTGGCACGTAAGGCGTGGCGCAAGGAGGCCGCAGCGGTCTACCGTAAGGACAAGGCCCGCCAGTCTCGCCGTTTATCCATGGAGTTCATGGTTGCGCAGGCCAACAAGTTCGCTAACCACAAGGCCATTTGGTTCCCGTACAATATGGACTGGCGCGGGCGTGTGTACGCTGTGAGCATGTTTAACCCGCAAGGTAACGACATGACCAAGGGTATGCTGACGCTGGCTAAAGGTAAGCCAATCGGTCTCGACGGGTTCTACTGGCTGAAGATTCACGGTGCAAACTGCGCAGGCGTCGACAAGGTTCCCTTCCCTGAGCGCATCAAGTTCATTGAAGAGAACGAGGGCAACATTCTGGCGAGCGCAGCGGACCCACTGAATAACACTTGGTGGACCCAGCAGGATTCTCCGTTCTGTTTCTTAGCGTTCTGCTTTGAGTATGCAGGCGTTAAGCACCATGGTCTGAACTACAACTGCTCGCTGCCGCTGGCATTCGACGGGTCATGCTCTGGGATTCAGCACTTCAGCGCGATGCTCCGTGATTCCATCGGTGGCCGTGCGGTTAACCTGCTGCCTTCTGATACCGTGCAGGATATCTACAAGATTGTGGCCGACAAGGTTAACGAGGTACTCCACCAGCACGCTATCAACGGGTCTCAGACGGTGGTCGAGCAGATTGCTGACAAAGAGACTGGCGAGTTTCACGAGAAGGTGACGCTGGGCGAGTCCGTACTGGCTGCGCAGTGGTTGCAATATGGTGTGACCCGCAAAGTCACTAAGCGTTCCGTGATGACTCTGGCGTACGGCTCCAAGGAGTTCGGTTTCCGTCAGCAAGTTCTTGAGGACACCATTCAGCCTGCTATTGACAACGGCGAAGGCCTGATGTTTACGCACCCTAACCAAGCGGCTGGCTACATGGCTAAGCTGATTTGGGACGCTGTGACCGTGACCGTAGTGGCCGCTGTCGAGGCGATGAACTGGCTGAAGTCTGCCGCTAAGCTGCTGGCTGCTGAAGTCAAGGACAAGAAGACCAAAGAGGTGCTGCGTAAGCGCTGCGCAATCCACTGGGTAACACCAGACGGCTTCCCGGTGTGGCAAGAGTACCGCAAGCAGACCCAAGCGCGCCTGAAGCTGGTCTTCCTCGGTCAGGCCAACGTCAAGATGACGTACAACACCGGGAAGGACTCCGAGATTGATGCTCACAAGCAGGAATCCGGCATCGCTCCCAACTTTGTGCACTCACAAGACGGCAGCCACCTGCGCATGACCGTAGTGCACGCCAACGAGGTCTACGGGATTGATTCCTTCGCGCTCATTCACGACTCCTTCGGGACCATTCCGGCTGACGCTGGCAATCTCTTTAAGGCAGTCCGCGAGACGATGGTCAAGACCTACGAGGACAACGATGTAATCGCTGACTTCTACGACCAGTTTGCTGACCAGCTGCATGAGTCTCAACTGGACAAAATGCCAGCGGTCCCGGCCAAAGGTGACCTGAATCTGCGCGATATCTTAGAGTCTGACTTCGCGTTTGCATAAGGTCTCAGGCAATTAGGGCACACTATAGGGGAACCTTCGAACGACCGAGGGTTCCATTACTTAAAGTCTTAACTTAAAGAATACTTAAAGAGGCACACCATGACTTACTCAATCGTTGTAACCATCTTGTTAATCATCATCACAGCACTCTTCATTATCGCCATACGTAATGCAATACGTGATGAGGAGCGACTGGAGCGCAAGGTCCGAGAGGCCAACTCTGCGTTTAGCAGTGAGTCCTGTAAGGTCCTGCGACTGGCAGACAAGGCTGACTCGCTCAGTAGACAGGTTCGTTACTTAGAGGGTGAGCTTGAGAGTGAGAAGCAGAAGGTGCGCGATGTGAATGAACTCCGAGCGCACCAGCGGGACCGCATGAAGTTCCTCCGCAAGTCGCTGAAGGAAGCACAAGACGAGCTGATGATGGTCTCCGACCTGATTCACGTTAAGTTCACCGCTGTGTTGCCGGATGGCACCCACTCTAAGACGCTATTTAAGTTAGGACTTGGGCCGTGTGGTCTGCACGTTAAGTCCCTCCGCTGGACTGAGCTGGATGACCGCTATCTGATAGACCAACTGTGCACCAACGGTGAGCGCAAACAGTTCGCCTACTACAAGAGCGAAGTAGTAGGGCGCATTGAGTTCCGCCACGGTAAGATTTAAGTAAACCACATAGTGAGGTACGTTATGAACACTCCGAGTATTGTAACCAGACTGTACAACCCCGCAGCTAAGGCGAAAAGCTCAGTCGGGCAGTTCATGGACTCAATGAGCTTCCTGTCCAGCTCAAAGGACGTAAGGGTAACCATGCGAGAGTTCGACACCCTCGATGCAAGCGGGTGGCGATGGACGCACGCTATACACCTACAGGTCACCACGCAGGCTGGAGGACTAGTTACCGAGACCACAGTGACCGACCATGACTACGACATGCTATTCCACAAAGCGGACCAGTGGTTGTGGAGTATAGAGAACGACCTGAGCTACTGGAATTAGGGCACACTATCAGGAACATACTCAAGGTCATCATCTGGTGGCCTTCATGAATGTCCCTTACTATCACAATCAGGAGTAACACCATGTACCAGAACACAATCAACTTTGAGCGCACACGTGAACGTCAGCAGACCGAGGGTTACATCCCTAAGGGCCGCAAGCTGAACAAGACGAAGCGCGGTGGTGGCGTGAAGGGTTCCTTCCGTAACGCTAAGGGTGACAGCGTTGTTAACCAAGAGAAATACTTCGTAGGAGCGTAACAAATGGCAATGGCTGAGCAAACTAAATGGCTGTTCGAAGGTAGCACCTCACAGTGGTCACGGCTGGGTTCCACAGAGCGCAGGTTGAGGGATGAGACGGGACTCCGTGCAATCATGACGTACCGCCCGTTCAACCGCACAGTGCTATTATCCGTTTACGAACCGAGACCAGATTACGACGAGGTCCTCGTGGAGAAGTCCTTCAGCCGCTGGTCGATTGACTCAGCGTCAGACTGGCTGGCAAAACTAGCCGCCGACTACTCAAGCTGGCAGTAATTAGGTCACACTATAGGCAGACTCAAGGTCATCGGATTCCGGTGGCCTTTATGATTGCTTATTGCACACTAAATGAACACTACACTTCGGAGACATCGTTATGATGAACATTAAGACTAATCCATTTAAGGCCGTATCATTCGTCCGCTCTGCTATCGAGAAGGCACTGGAAACATCCGGCTACCTCATCGCAGACACTAAGCACGATGGTGTGCGCGGGAACATTTGCGTAGACAACACGGCCAACGCAGCGTGGCTCAGCCGGGTCTCCAAGACCATCCCAGCCCTTGAGCACCTAAATGGTTTCGACCAGCGCTGGAATAAATTGCTGAAAGATGACCGCTGGATTTTCCCGGATGGCTTTATGCTTGATGGAGAACTCATGGTCAAAGGCGTGGACTTCAACACCGGTTCTGGCCTGCTGCGTACCAAGTGGCTCAAGAAGGATAACTTCAAGTTTGATTCACGAGGTAGAGTCGAGTGGGTTAAAGGTAAGAAGGAATCTTTCGAGCTGGATACCGAGCAACTAAAAGTTGTCCTCTACGATATCATTCCGCTTGACATTATCGAGTCAGGCGACGACTACAACGTGATGACCCTCCTGCGCCTTGAGCACGTCAAGGTTGCCTTACCAGTCCTGCAAGACCACTTCCCTGAAGTCGAGTGGTGCCTCTCGGAGTCCCATGAAGTTTACGACATGGACGAACTCGAAGCGCTGTATCGACAGAAACGTGAAGAAGGCCACGAAGGTCTGGTGGTCAAGGACCCTCAGGGCATCTATAAGCGCGGTAAGAAGTCCGGCTGGTGGAAGATGAAGCCAGAGAATGAAGCTGACGGTATCGTTGTGGGACTCAACTGGGGAACTCCCGGTCTTGCCAACGAGGGCAAGGTGATCGGCTTCGAGGTTCTCCTTGAGTCCGGTCGAGTGGTATCCGCAAACAACATCTCTCAGGCACTTATGGAAGAGTTCACCAAGCGCGTCAAAGAGTACACAACCGAGTGTAACGCCAACGAGGCGGGCTGCTGGTACATGAACCCTTACGATGGCTGGGCCTGCCAAATCAAGTACATGGAGGAAACTCCAGACGGCTCTCTTCGTCACCCATCGTTCGACAAATGGCGTGGCACTGAGGCTGACCCTACCACCAAGATGTAATTAGGACCCACTATAGGAGACACCAAATGTCTATCAACCTGATTCTAATCATCGTGTTCATCCTCGCGGCTATCGTGTGGTCAATGAACGACGAGCCACCTAAAGGAGCATAAACCATGCGCTTACACTTCAATAAATCCAACGGTATCTTCTCGGTTCGCCGGGAGGACCGCAGCACTGTAGCAGCCTCCGAGCGCCACGGTAAGATTCCACGTATCGGCGACACCTTCGAGCTGGCACCCAGCGTGCACATTCTGGTAACTCGCGGTCTCTACGAATTGGCTCAAACTAAGAGCCGTCCTTTCGTACCCGTAGTGGTAACCAAGTGGCCACGCCTTCGCCTTCTCTGGGAGCGTATCAAGGAGGTGGTCAATGACTGAGGTAGCAGTGTCAACCTTCTGTGAGGCGTGCGCGTTTGATGATGACCGTTATCCTCACACCTGTAAGCCAAAGGTGGCACAGTCAGAAACTATCTGCACAGCCTGTGGTACCCGTGACGAGAGCCACGTGAAATCCTGCCCGAACCATCACGACAAAAAGTCTGACGCTGTGAAGCAGCCTGAGTATTCGGGAGGCTCAAGCGACTACTATAAAGTCGAAATCACCAATACCACCACTCCATTTGCCTTGGGATATACCGCAGAGTGCAACGATATTATCGAAGCGCTAGGTATGAACTTTGCCGAGGGTAATGCCTTCAAGGCCATTTGGCGTCGAGCGGCCCAGCGAACACTCGGTAAACGAAAGGCAGGCGCTAAAGATGATGGACTATATGATGCCGAGAAGGTAGAGTTCTTCGGTAAGCGTCTGGTAGAGCAGAGCAAGGCGGTACGAGATGCTAAAACCAAGTGACTGGTGCCGAGCGATGTACGAGAAGACGCTCGACCCTGCGTACATCACCCTGTACAACATGTGGAAGGAGCGAGAAGATGCAAAAGTTCGTCGTAACGGTCGAGACAGCTAACGCTTCGTATGAACTCCCGGTTCACGCAGAGTCTCTTGAGGAGGCCCTCGAAGTAGCTGAGGCGGAGTACGAAGAGTTAGGCCAAGTGACTCGGGTACGCCCGGATAGTCATTAGGACACACTATAGGGACACAGGCTGTCCCTCTTTCTGTTATAAACCAAAGGAGATTCATCATGGCATTTGCTAAGAAGAAGATTTACACCACCAAGATTGGTACCTGTGAGCCGTACGCTTACTTCAACAAGCCGGACTATGGCGGTGAGGGTTTTGAGAACCCACGCGGTACCTACAAGGGTTCCGTAACGTTCAAGAACGAAGACTGTCAGGAGCTGGTAGACCTCATCGTTAAGACCCATGAGGAAAACTACGCTGCTCGCCTGGAAGCGCACGAAGCGAACCCGCCGAAGGTTCAGAAGGGCAAGAAACCTCTGAAGCCGTACGAAGGCGACATGCCGTTCTTCGACAACGGTGACGGTACCACCACGTTCAACTTCAAGTGCTACGGTTCGTACGAGGACAAGAAGACTGGCGAGACCAAGAAGATTGTTCTGGGCGTTGTCGACGCTAAGGGCAAGCGCATTCAGGACGTGCCGATTATCGGTGGCGGCTCCAAGGTCAAGATTCGCTTCTCGCTGGTACCGTATGGCTGGTCGGCTGTTGCTGGTGCCTCCGTTAAGTTGCAGCTGGAAGGCGTGATGCTGGTCGAACTGGCTACCTTTGGTGGTGGCGAAGACGACTGGGCTGACGAAGCCGTAGAAGGTGGCTATGAAGCCGACGAAACCCGCAGCCGTAAACCTCAGGAAGACCCGGAAGACTGGTCTGGTGAGGAAGAGGACGAGGGTGAAGCCGAAGAAGACGATGACTTCTAATGGCTGGCTATGGGGCCAAAGGGATTCGGAAGGTGGGTGCCTTCCGGTCCGGCCTTGAGGACAAGGTGTCCAAGCAGCTAGAATCAAAGGGCGTCACGTTCGACTACGAATTGTGGCGCATCCCTTACGTTATTCCTGCGAGCGACCACCTTTACACTCCAGACTTCCTGCTGCCTAACGGCATCTTCGTGGAGACTAAGGGTCTCTGGGAAGCCGAGGACCGCAAGAAGCACCTACTGATTCGTGAGCAGCACCCGGAGTTAGACATCCGGTTAGTGTTCTCTTCGAGTCGCACTAAGATTTACAAAGGGTCGCCCACCAGTTACGCAGAGTGGTGCGAGAAGCATAACATCTTGTTTGCCGACAAATTGATTCCCGTAGACTGGCTGAAGGAGCCGAAGCGTGATGTACCGTTCGGCAAGTTCAAACAGAAGAAAGGAGCAAAGTAGCATGGCTAAGGTTCAATTCACTAAGCGACAGGAGACCTCTCAGATTTTCGTTCACTGCTCGGCCACCAAGGCAACCATGGACGTAGGTGTCCGTGAGATTCGCCAGTGGCACAAAGAGCAGGGCTGGCTGGATGTAGGTTACCACTTCATCATCCGTCGTGATGGTACCGTTGAGGCGGGCCGTGACCAAGATGCTGTTGGTTCACACGTCAAGGGATACAACTCGACTTCTGTCGGTGTGTGTCTGGTGGGCGGTATCGACGCCAAGGGCAACCCTGAGGCAAACTTCACACCTCAGCAGATGAGTGCACTGAAGGGATTGCTGCACGAGCTTAAGGGGACCTACCCCAAGGCTGTCATTATGGCACACCACGATGTAGCGCCGAAGGCTTGTCCGAGCTTCGACCTGCAACGCTGGGTAAAGACTGGCGAACTGGTCACTTCTGACAGGGGCTGACATGCTTACTCAGGCTCTCATCATATTCGGACTACCAATCCTGCTAGTTAGTACGCTTTACTGTATCAACAGGGAATGGTTCAGCGACGGACAAGAGTAAATAATTAGGGCACACTACAGGGAGACAATTACGTTTCCCTGTTGTCGCTTGAGGAGATTACTTTATGAACAACTTAAAAGACTTCGACATAATCCCACTGCTGGCGTATGGCGTGCTCGGACTGTGGGGCGTGACCTTCCTCATATCGTTCTTCATGTCATGCGTTGACGGGATGGCTTTATGAGTTACGGAGACAGCCAAGAAGATGGTCAGGAGAGTATCTTCCTGTTCCACGCTCCGTGCGAAAACTGTGGTTCTTCTGATGGTAACTCAGTGTACTCTGACGGGCATGAGTATTGCTTCGTGTGTCAACACCGAGTGAGAGGCTCAGAGGAACGTACCGAAAAGTTATCATCGAGAAGACCCAAAGGAGGGAATTACGGGATGAATACACAAGGTTCAGGCTTATTGGTATTCGGCGAGAGTGACGGTCGGTACACTGACCTGACCGCTCGTGGTATCTCAAAGGCGACATGCCAGAAGGCTGGCTACTGGGTCGCCAAGGTCAGAGGGACCGCCTATCAGGTGGCCGACTATCGTGACCAGAATGGCTCCATCGTCTCCCAGAAGCTGAGGGACAAGGAGAAGAACTTCTCTACCCGAGGGTCCCACAAAGGGGATGCACTGTTCGGTAAGCACCTATGGAATGGTGGCAAGAAGATTGTCATCACCGAGGGTGAAATCGACATGTTAACCGTGATGCAGCTTCAGGACTGTAAGTGGCCTGTGGTTTCTCTCGGTCACGGTGCGTCAGCCGCTAAGAAAACTTGCAGTGCAAACTACGAGTATTTCGATAGCTTCGACCAGATAATCCTGATGTTCGATATGGATGAGCCGGGTCGTACAGCCGTTGAGGAAGCCGCTCAGGTTCTCCCTCCCGGTAAGGTCCACGTGGCCGTGCTAACCGAGAAGGACGCCAACGAGTGTTTACTCAAAGGTAAAGGCAAGGAGATACTCGACCAGATATGGAACGCTGCTCCTTGGGTACCAGATGGTGTTATCGGTGCGATGTCCATGAAGGACAGAGTGCGCGAGGCCATGACCAGCGAACAGAGCGTAGGATACCTTTTCTCGGGATGTCCGGGACTGAATGACCGAACCTTGGGTGCACGTGGTGGCGAAGTCATCATGGTCACTTCTGGGTCAGGAATGGGTAAGTCGACGTTCGTTCGCCAGCAGGCCCTAGGGTTCGCCAGAGGGCAAGGACTGCGGGTAGGCATGGCGATGCTTGAGGAATCCGTAGAGGAGACCATGGAGGATGTCTTAGGGATTGCCAACGGTATCCGCTTACGGCAGCAGCCTCGGGAGTTCAAGCAGAAACTCATTGAGGACGGTACGTATGACAAATGGTTCGATGAGCTGTATGGCACCGACCAGTTCCATCTCTATGACTCCTTTGCGGAAGCTGAGGTTGACCGCCTGCTGGCCAAGCTGCACTACATGCGCACAGGGTTAAACTGTGACGTAATCATTCTGGACCACATCTCAATCGTAGTGTCAGCCTCGGAGGAATCCGATGAGCGCAAGATGATTGACCGACTCATGACCAAGCTGAAAGGGTTCGCTAAGTCAACCGGAGTGGTACTTATTGTTATTTGCCACCTGAAGAACCCGGAGAAAGGTAAAGCTCATGAAGAAGGACGTGCTGTTTCCATTACTGACCTGCGTGGGTCTGGGTCTCTGCGCCAGCTCTCTGATACTATCATTGCACTTGAGCGTAATCAGCAAGGGGATATGCCTAATCTTGTCCTCCTTCGTATTCTCAAGTGTCGCTTTAATGGTATTGGCGTTGGCATTGCGGGGTACATGGAGTACAACGAAAAGACCGGACTCCTTGAACCGTCTAGCTACACTGGCGGAGAAGGAGAGGGAGATACTGGCTGGGAAGGCCACGAAGAAGACGACTACTAAACGTAAATGTAATGGGGCGTACTGCTGGTGCGCCCATGACCCTGAGTATCAATAACCGAAAGGAGAACCATCATGTTTAAACTTATCGAAACATTAGGCCGTCTGGTCATCGCGCTGTACATCCGTGAAGCCAAGGCACTGGACAAAGCGTCCAAGGTGGAAGCGAAAGCAGCCGCTAAGCTGGCTAAAGCAGCCGACAAGGCACGTCAGGCATCTCTGGATGCAACCGCAGAGGCAGCTAAAGTTGCCGCTAAAGCTCAGAAACTTAAGGAGTTCTTCTAATGACTACCAAAGTTAAATTTCCCGGCAACACCATTCAGCTGTCCGACACTGTAGACCAGTGGGGCCGCAAGGTTCACATCAACGTCCGCAACGACAAGGTAACTCTGGTCTACCGCTGGAAGGCTAAGAGTGATAACCGTGCGCACACCCAACGTGTGACCCTCGACGACACACAGGCAGCTCGACTGCTGGCATCCGTAGCCGTGGCAGCAACTGTAGCTATTGGTGAGGACAAAGTGCGTGAGGCAATCCTGAGTAAAGAGGTTGGCGAAACGTCCGTGCGTCTGGCCGAGGCGTCAGAAGTTAAGTGATAAACTCAAGGTCATTACTATATGTAGTGGCCTTTATGATTATCATACACAAAATATTGAGAGGACATTACCATGCGTAAACCTGAAGAGATTCGTAAAGAGATTGAAGCGCTGAACAAAGAGCTGGCTGCCGCCAAGACCTATGAGGCCAAGCGTGACGCTGCTGTTCACATTCTGGAGAACCTTGGGTGGACCCACAGTGGCCTCAAGGGCTGGCAGAAACCTGCACCAAAACCAAAAGACTGGCGCAGCATCCCACTGAAGGCTGGTGAGCTGGCAACGTGGGAGGATGGTTCCATTGGTGGAACCGTATATATCCGCAGTGTCGGCGACAAGTTCGCTCAGGTGTCTCACGTCCGTGGCGTTAGTCGTCTGGGTGCTGACGTAGTCACTGGCAGCTTCGCTATTGAGAAAAGTAAGTTGACCGTCCGTCCGCTCGAATACTTCATCGGGCGCTTGTAACTGATAGGAGACCACTATGTTAGTAACCGATATCGAGGCGAACAACCTCTTAGAGAAAGTCACTCAGTTCCACTGTGGTGTCATTTATGACTACAGCACGGACGAGTACGTATCGTATCGACCTTGGGACTTCTCAGCGTATCTCGATGCGTTGGAAGCCGAGGTGTCTCGTGGTGGTCTCATCGTATTCCACAACGGTCACAAGTATGATGCCCCAGCACTTACCAAGCTGGCGAAGCTCCTGTTGAACCGGGAGTTCCACCTGCCGCGCGAGAACGTAGTGGACACGTTGGTACTTAGCCGTTTGCTGTTTGCGAACATTAAGGACACCGACATGGCCCTGCTGCGTTCCGGTAAGTTACCCGGTAAGCGCTATGGGTCTCACGCTCTGGAGGCGTGGGGTTACCGCTTAGGCGAGATGAAGGGTGAGTACAAGGACGACTTCAAGAAGCTCCTTGAGGAACAAGGAGAGGACTACGTGGATGGTGCTGAGTGGATTAGCTTCAACGAGCCGATGATGGACTATAACGTTCAGGACGTTGTGGTCACCAAGGCGCTCTTAGAGAAGCTACTGAGCGATAAGCACTACTTCCCCACGGCTGCTGGTTGCGGGGATAACTGGTGGATGCATGATGCTGTGACATTCTGGCAGTATTCCTGTGAGGCCGTCTGGTTGGAACACCGCGCCGCTTGGTTACTCGCTAAGCAGGAGCGCAACGGATTCCCGTTCAACACCAAGGCCATTGAGGAACTCTACGTTGAACTCGCCGGTCGTCGTTCTGAACTCCTTCAGACACTCACCGACACTTTCGGGACTTGGTATCAACCCAAGGGCGGCACTGAGTTGTTCCTTCACCCGCGCACCGGGAAACCTCTTGGTAAATACCCACGAGTGAAGTACCCGAAGCAAGGTGCCATCTACAAGAAACCCAAGAACAAAGCTCAGCGTGAGGGTCGTGAACCCTGCGAGCTGGACACTCGGGATTACGTAGAGGGCGCTCCGTACACACCAGTAGAGCACGTTGTGTTCAACCCAAGTAGCCGAGACCACATTGCTCTCAAGCTGAAGGAAGCCGGATGGGTACCTACAGAGTTCACCGATAAGGGTGCACCTAAGGTAGACGACGAGGTCCTTGAGCATGTACGTGTGGAAGACCCTGAGAAGCAGAAGTGCATCGACCTCATTAAAGAGTACCTGATGATACAGAAGCGTATCGGTCAGGCGGCTGAGGGCGACAAAGCGTGGCTACGTTACGTTCAAGAGGATGGTAAAATCCATGGTTCAGTCAATCCTAATGGTGCCGTTACGGGCCGAGCGACTCACAGCTTCCCGAACCTCGGACAAGTGCCGGGTGTGCGAAGTCCTTACGGCGAGCCTTGCAGGGCTGCTTTTGGTGCTGAGCATCACCTTGACGGCCTCACTGGTTTACCTTGGATACAAGCTGGCATTGACGCCAGCGGTCTGGAATTGCGGTGTCTCGCACACTTCATGTCCAAATACGACGGGGGAGCTTATGCAGACGTTATTCTTAACGGGGACATCCACACGGTAAACCAGAAGGCCGCTGAGCTACCGACCCGTGACAACGCAAAGACCTTTATCTACGGGTTCCTTTACGGGGCAGGAGATGAGAAGATTGGACAGATTGTGGGCGCAGGTAAGGAGCGCGGAAAGGAACTCAAGAAGAAATTCCTTGAGAACACCCCAGCAATCGCAGCGTTGCGCGAAGGAATCCAGCAGACACTCGTCGAGTCATCTCGGTGGGTCGCAGGAGAGCAGAAGGTCAAGTGGAAACGACGCTGGATTAAGGGACTGGATGGAAGAAAGGTACACGTACGGTCACCACATGCCGCGCTCAACACGTTGCTTCAGTCAGCGGGTGCGCTCATTTGTAAGCTGTGGATTGTCGAGACTGAAGAGTTGCTTCTTAAGGCAGGATTGAAGCACGGATGGGATGGCGACTTCGCCTACATGGCGTGGGTTCACGATGAAATACAAGTGGCCTGCCGGACCCCAGAGATTGCACAGCAGGTGATTGACATAGCGCAGCAAGCTATGCGTAACGTGGGAGACCACTTTAAGTTCCGTTGCCGTCTGGATACAGAAGGTAAGATGGGTCCTAACTGGGCCGTATGTCACTAATAATACAGGAGATTTATCATGGCTATTACCAAGCGTTGTATCGTAAGTTTCGACATGAAGTTCGTGGCTTCGAGTGAGGATGTGGAAGGGTACACCAAGCGTATGCTGGGCGTGTCCCGTAAGATTGCTAATGGGGAGAAGGTATCCGGTATTGAGCTGGAACTTGCGCGTGTTGCTGCCACCGAGGGCATCGAAGCATCCATCGAGTTATCCATGAAGTCTGCCATTGTTGGCCGACTGAAGGATGAGCTGCGAGAGCCTCAGGTGTCGTGTGGTAACTTCCGAGTGGGGTTCAAGCAATGAGTGAGTACCTCAAAGTTCTGGCGGCCCTCAAGGGCTGCCCTAAGTCCTTCCAGTCGAACTACGTGCGCAACAACGCTGCGTTAGTCGCTGAGGCTGCGAGCCGTGGTCATATTTCGTGCCTGACCATGAGTGGTCGTAATGGTGGCGCTTGGGAAATTACCAGTGCCGGAGTGAAATTCCTTAAGACCCATGGAGGTTGCCTGTGAGTAAGCACACATTGTTATCCTTCAGCGACTACCGGGCAACCCAGAAGATTGCCAAGGGTGTCCTTGTGATGGATGGTGACTGGCTGGTATTCCAAGCCATGAGCGCCGCTGAGTTCGATGCCTCTTGGGAGGAGGAAATTTGGCATCGCTGCTGCGACCACGCTAAGGCCCGCGGGATTCTGGAGAACTCCATCGAGTCCTACAAGGGCCGCAAGAAGGCATGGAAGAATGCAGACGTTGTCCTAGCGTTCACCGACCGCGTCAACTGGCGTAAGCTGCTGGTAGACCCAACGTACAAAGAGAACCGCGCAGTCGTCAAGAAACCTGTGGGTTACTTCGAGTTCCTTGAGTACGTCTTTGAGACCTACACGTGCGTCCTTGAGCCTCAGCTCGAAGGCGATGACGTGATGGGCATCATTGGGTCTAATCCGCTCCAGTATCACTATGAGAAGGCCGTACTGGTCTCCTGTGACAAGGACTTTAAGACCATCCCGGATTGCGACTTCCTGTGGTGTACCACTGGTAACATCCTCGTGCAGACTCAGGAGACAGCCGACTACTGGCACCTCTTCCAGACTATCAAGGGTGACATCACCGATGGTTACGGTGGCATCCCCGGTTGGGGTGATACCGCCGAGGACTTCCTAAAGGAACCCTTCATCGTGGAGCCTGTAACGTCCGTACTGAAGTCCGGTAAGAACAAGGGCCAAGAGGTAACCAAGTGGGTGAAACGCGCTCCTGAGCCGGGAGAGACGCTCTGGGACTGCATTAAGTCCATTGGTGCCAAAGCAGGGATGACCGAAGAGGAAGTAATCAAGCAGGGCCAGATGGCTCGCATCCTCCGTTCTGATGAGTACAACATCGAGACTGGGGAGATTACTCTATGGCAACCGGGCAGCTGATTCTTATCGCCCTGACCATGGGCTTAGTCGCTCGTGGTCTCTGGATGTTGGCCTTGATTATCAAGCAGATAGTTGAGCATAAACCAGAGTGATAAACTCATGGGCACAATTAGGACCCACTATAGGGAAGTGCCCATTATGATTATTACTTAAAGATTACTTAAAGAGGAGACTCAAATGTTAAAACCTATAGAGCACATCCTTAACAATCCCAATGACCTTCCCGATGTACCGCGAGCTGTCAAGGAGTACCTACAGTCTCGCTTCAATGCTGACTTCCTGTATCAGTCAGAGGTCCGTAAGCTGCGTGAGGCTGGCCACAGCGAGGAGTTCATCTCCGGGGTACTGTACGGTCACTACATGGCTTCTCGTGTCATTGACGAGATGGAGGGACGTCAGCGTGCACTAAAAGAAGGAGATTGATTATGTGTTTCTCACCCAAGATGAAAGCACCTAAGGTCGACACAACGACTGTCCCTGAGCCAGCACCACTGACGGAGGAACCTAAGGGTATCCAGTACGGTGGTAGCGAAGACTCAAACAGCACCACTCCTGAAGTGTCAGGGCGTAAGTCACTCAAGGTGGCCAAGGCGACAGAGCCTACAGGGTCCGTCAGTAAAATCCGTAAGTCAGCTTTAGGAGGCTAACATGGGACTGTTCAAGAAAATCAAGAAGGCTATCTCCAAGGTAGTCAAGGCACCACTCAAGGCTGTTGGCCTGGCAGCAGATGCACCTAACGTGCAGACAGCCGCTGAGACACCTGTAGCCGCACCTCAGGAAGCACCGAAAGAGGTCGTGGAGGACGTTGAGTCTTCGGCAGACACTGAGTCCGGTAAGAAGAAAACTCGTGCCTCTGGTAAGAAGTCCCTCTCGGTTTCCCGCAGCTCAGGCGGTGGGATTAACTTATGATTGGTTACGGGGAGGGCTAACAAATGGCAGAAGTTAAACTCGAAGGCTTCGCAGAGGAGGGAGCCAAGGCGGTGTATGACCGTCTGAAGAACGACCGACAACCCTACGAGACACGAGCAGAGTCCTGTGCGCAGTACACGATTCCCTCACTGTTCCCTAAGGACTCCGATAACGCATCAACCGATTACACGACTCCGTGGCAATCCGTAGGTGCTCGCGGTCTGAACAACCTAGCGTCCAAGCTGATGCTGGCCCTGTTCCCGATGCAGTCATGGATGAAGTTGACCATTAGTGAGTTCGAAGCGAAGAACCTTCTGGGTGACGCTGAGGGTCTCGCAAAGGTCGATGAGGGCCTCTCAATGGTAGAGCGCATCATCATGAACTACATCGAGTCCAACAGTTACCGAGTGACTCTCTTTGAGTGCTTGAAGCAACTGTGTGTGGCCGGGAACGCACTGCTGTACTTACCGGAGCCTGAGGGTTATACCCCGATGAAGCTCTATCGACTGAACTCGTATGTGGTCCAGCGAGACGCTTTCGGTAACGTACTCCAGATTGTCACTCTCGACAAGATTGCGTTCAACGCTCTCCCTGAGGATGTCCGCAGCCAAGTGGAAGCAGCCCAAGGTGAACAGAAGGAAGACGCTGAGATTGACGTCTATACCCACGTGTACCTGAACGAAGCCGGGGATGGCTACTCGAAGTATGAAGAGGTTGCCGAAGCGGTGGTTCCGGGCAGTGAGGCTGAGTATCCGCTCGAAGAGTGTCCGTACATTCCGGTCCGCATGGTACGCATCGACGGTGAATCCTACGGTCGTTCCTACGTGGAAGAGTATCTGGGAGACCTCAAGTCCCTAGAGAACCTCCAAGAGTCCATCGTTAAGATGGCCATGATTACCGCGAAGGTTATCGGTCTGGTAGACCCGGCAGGTATCACTCAGGTCCGCCGACTCACGGCAGCACAGTCTGGTGCGTTCGTACCGGGTCGTAAGCAGGACATTGAGTTCCTCCAGCTGGAGAAGTCCGGTGACTTTACCGTAGCGAAGAACGTAAGCGACACCATTGAGGCTCGCCTCTCGTATGCCTTTATGCTCAACAGTGCGGTACAACGTACAGGTGAGCGAGTCACAGCCGAAGAGATTCGGTACGTGGCGTCAGAGCTGGAAGATACCCTTGGCGGTGTCTACTCGATTCTCTCGCAGGAACTCCAGCTGCCTCTGGTAAGAGTGCTCTTGAAGCAACTACAAGCCACGCAGCAAATCCCGGAGTTACCTAAAGAGGCCGTCGAGCCAACTATCAGCACTGGCCTTGAGGCTATCGGACGTGGTCAGGACCTTGACAAGCTGGAGCGCTGCATTAACGCGTGGTCAGCCCTTAAGGCCCTCGAGGGCGATGATGACCTCAACTTGGCTAACCTCAAGTTACGCATCGCTAACGCTATCGGACTCGACACTGCTGGTATGCTTCTCACTCAGGAGCAGAAGAACGCCCTTATGGCACAGCAAGGCGCTCAGATTGCTACACAGCAAGGGGCCGCAGCGCTGGGTCAAGGGATGGCCGCACAGGCTACTGCAAGTCCCGAAGCGATGGCCGCAGCGGCTGATTCAGTCGGTATGCAACCGGGCATGTAATTAGGGCACACTATAGGGAGACCGATTGGTTTCCCTCTTAGTCTTAACTTTAAGGAGATTGAAATGGCTGGCGAATCTAACGCAGACGTATACGCATCCTTCGGTGTTAACAGTGCTGTACTGACTGGTAGTACACCTGAGGAGCACCAAGAAAACATGTTGGCTCTTGATGTTGCTGCCCGTGATGGCGATGATGCAATCGAGCTGAACACCAACAGTGATGACCCGTATGGTTCCGATGTGGACCCGTTCGGTGAACCTGAAGAGGGCCGTATGCAGGTCCGTATCTCCGCTGACGGCGACGACCCTGAAGAAGAGGTTGTCGAAGAGGAAGAACAGCAGGGCGACGAAGAGGGTCAGCTGGAGGAAGTAACCGAGGAAGGTGAACCTGAAGAGTTCAAACCTATTGGTGAAACTCCGGCTGACATCAGCGAAGCCTCTCAGCAGCTGGAAGAACACGAAGCTGGCTTTAACGACATGGTTGCTACTGCAATCGAACGCGGTCTCTCACAGGATGCTGTGACCCGTATTCAGCAGGAGTACCAGAACGAAGACCGCTTGTCCGATGAGTCCTACAAAGAGTTGGCCGAAGCTGGCTACAGTAAGGCGTTCGTCGATGCCTACATTCGCGGTCAGGAAGCTCTGGTCAACCAGTACGTCGAGAAGGTGATGGACTTTGTGGGTGGTCGTGAGCGATTCCAACAGGTCTATACCCACATGCAGACCAATAACCCTGAGGGTGCCGAGGCACTCATCAAGGCCTTTGAGTCTCGTGATGTGGCCACCATGAAGACGATTCTGAACCTAGCGGGACAGTCTCGTGATAAAACCTTTGGTAAGAAAGCTGAGCGCTCTATTGCCAAGCGTGCAACCCCAGCGAAACCCGTGGCCCGCAAGGCTGAAGGCTTCGAGTCTCAAGCTGAGATGATTAAAGCGATGTCCGACCCTCGCTACCGCACCGACTCTAAGTATCGTCGTGAGGTGGAACAGAAGGTTATCGACTCTAAGTTTTAATTAGGGCCCACTATAGGGAGTAAGTGATGATAGAGCATAGCAGGCGGCTAAGACCCGAGTGCAGGTTCTCCCTTCGAGTTACACAATGAGTATCACCTCGTTTCAAGTAGTACCTCAAAACATTTCGTATAAACAACATAAGGAGATTCAACATGGCTAACATGCAAGGTGGACAGCAGCTCGGTACTAACCAAGGTAAAGGTCAATCCGCAGCAGACAAGCTGGCGCTATTCCTGAAAGTATTCGGCGGTGAAGTCCTGACCGCATTCGCTCGTACCTCTGTGACCACTAACCGTCACATGCAGCGTCAAATCAGCTCCGGTAAGTCCGCACAGTTCCCTGTGATTGGCCGCACCAAGGCTGCTTACCTGCAACCGGGCGAGTCTCTGGATGACAAACGTAAAGACATCAAGCACACCGAGAAGACCATTAACATTGATGGCCTGCTGACCGCTGACGTGCTGATTTACGACATCGAAGACGCGATGAACCACTATGACGTTCGCTCCGAGTACACCTCTCAGATTGGTGAATCTCTGGCGATGGCTGCTGATGGTGCGGTACTGGCCGAGCTGGCTGGTCTGGTTAACCTCGCGGATTCCGTCAACGAGAACATCGCTGGTCTGGGCAAACCGTCCCTGCTGGAAGTTGGTCTGAAGGCTGACCTGACTGACCCGGTCAAACTGGGCCAAGCGGTTATCGCACAGCTGACCATCGCTCGTGCAGCTCTGACCAAGAACTACGTCCCGGCTAACGACCGTACGTTCTACACCACCCCGGACGTGTACTCTGCGATTCTGGCGGCTCTGATGCCGAACGCTGCGAACTATGCGGCTCTGATTGACCCTGAGCGTGGTTCTATCCGTAACGTGATGGGCTTCGAAGTCGTCGAGGTTCCGCACCTGACCGCTGGTGGCGCTGGTGATGACCGCCCGGACGAAGGCGCAGAAGCGACCAACCAGAAGCACGCTTTCCCGGCAACTGGTGGTAAAGTCAACAAAGAGAACGTTGTGGGCCTGTTCCAGCACCGTTCCGCTGTCGGTACCGTCAAGCTGAAAGACCTCGCTCTGGAACGTGCTCGTCGCGCTGAGTATCAGGCTGACCAGATTATCGCTAAGTACGCGATGGGTCACGGTGGTCTGCGTCCTGAATCCGCTGGTGCGCTGGTTTTCAAAGCGTCGGCTTAAGAGTAGCAGCCTTTAGTGCAACCGTTGAGAGTGAACCGGAAGAAGTAGCTCTCACGCCTCAGCAGAAGGCCGCAATCACACGTGCACGTAACAAGGCACTTAAGTCGATGGAACAATAAGCCAAACCCCTTGGGGACCACTCACGGTCTCTGAGGGGTTTTTTCGTTAGGAGCTTACATTATGAACATGCAAGATGCTTACTTTGGGTCTGCCGCTGAGCTGGATGCCGTCAACGAGATGCTCGCAGCCATCGGTGAATCCCCGGTGACAACCCTTGACGAAGATGGCAGCGCAGACGTAGCGAACGCTCGTCGTATCCTCAACAGGATTAACCGCCAGATTCAGTCTAAAGGTTGGGCCTTCAACATCAACGAGTCGGCCACACTGACCCCGGATGCCAGCACTGGGCTTATCCCCTTCCGTCCAGCCTACCTGTCAATCCTTGGTGGCCAGTACGTGAACCGTGGGGGCTGGGTGTACGATAAGTCAACTGGGACGGATACCTTCTCTGGGCCAATCACAGTGACCCTGATTACCCTTCAGGATTACGATGAGATGCCTGAGTGTTTCCGCCAGTGGATTGTCACCAAGGCCAGCCGTCAGTTCAACTCTCGGTTCTTCGGAGCGGAGGACGTAGAGAACTCTCTGGCACAGGAAGAGATGGAAGCACGGATGGCGTGCAACGAGTACGAGATGGACTTCGGCCAGTACAACATGCTGGACGGTGACGCCTACGTACAGGGTCTCATCGGTCGTTAATCAGAAACTTAAGGAGGACCAAATGGCTCTCGTATCACAATCAATCAAGAACCTCAAGGGAGGCATTAGCCAGCAGCCTGAAATCCTACGGTACCCCGAGCAGGGAACGATTCAGGTCAACGGTTGGTCCTCCGAGACTGAGGGTCTCCAGAAGCGGCCACCTATGGTGTTCATCAAGTCCCTTGGCCCGCGAGGTTACTTAGGGGAGGACCCTTACATTCACCTCATCAACCGGGATGAATACGAGCAGTATTACGCTGTGTTCACAGGGAATGACGTAAGGGTGTTCGACCTGTCCGGCTATGAGTATCAGGTCCGAGGAGACCGCTCATACGTGACCGTCAACAATCCTAAGGACAACTTGCGGATGGTGACCGTGGCCGACTATACGTTCATCGTCAACAGGACCAGACAGGTACGCGAAAGCCCGCTACAGACTAACGGTGGGGTATTCAGGGACGACGTGGATGGCATCATTAACGTGCGTGGTGGGCAGTACGGTCGAAAGTTAGAAGTGAACATTAACGGCGTCTGGGTCAGTCATCAACTACCACCGGGTGATAACGCTAAGGATGACCCGCCGAAGGTGGATGCTCAGGCCATCGCTGAGGCTCTCGCAGTCCTTCTCCGAACAGCGCACCCTACGTGGACCTTTGACGTGGGCACTGGATACATTCACTGCGTTGCACCAGCTAACACCACTCTGGATGTATTCGAGACGAAGGATGGCTACGCCGACCAGTTAATCAACCCCGTGACCCACTACGTTCAGAGCTTCTCTAAGTTACCGCTGAACGCACCAGACGGGTACATGGTGAAGATTGTTGGGGACACCTCCAAGACGGCTGACCAGTATTACGTCAAGTACGACAAGAGTCAGAAGGTCTGGAAGGAAACCGTTGGCTGGAACATCTCGATAGGCTTAGAGTACCACACGATGCCTTGGACCCTAGTTCGAGCGGCTGATGGTAACTTTGACCTTGGGTATCACGAGTGGACCAACCGTCGGGCTGGTGATGAGGACACAAACCCTCAACCATCCTTTGTTAACTCCACGATAACCGATGTATTCTTCTTCAGGAACCGCTTAGGGTTCATCTCTGGGGAGAACATCGTGATGTCCCGTACCAGTAAATACTTTGAGTTCTATCCACCGTCAGTGGCTAACTACACGGACGATGACCCACTGGATGTTGCCGTTAGTCACAACCGGGTGTCGGTACTCAAGTACGCTGTGAGCTTCGCTGAGGAGCTTCTGCTGTGGTCTGATGAGGCACAGTTCGTTCTGTCAGCCAACGGTGTGTTATCCGCTAAGACTGCACAACTGGACCTCACCACTCAGTTCGATGTGTCAGACCGTGCGCGTCCTTACGGCATCGGCAGGAACATCTACTATGCGTCTCCTCGCAGCTCCTTTACATCCATCATGCGCTACTACGCGGTACAGGACGTAAGCTCTGTGAAGAACGCAGAGGACATGACGGCCCACGTACCTAACTATATCCCGAACGGTGTGTATAGCATCAACGGGTCTGGTACGGAGAACTTCGCGTGTGTGCTGACAAAAGGCGCTCCCAGCAAGGTGTTCATCTACAAGTTCCTCTACATGGATGAGGACATTAGGCAGCAGTCGTGGTCCCACTGGGACTTCGGTGATGGTGTGGAGGTGATGGCGGCAAACTGTATCAACTCAACGATGTACCTGCTGATGCGGAACGCCTACAACGTGTGGATAGCTGCGGTGGACTTCAAGAAGGAGTCGACTGACTTTCCATTCGAGCCTTACAGGTTCCACGTGGACGCCAAGCGGTCGCACCACATCCCAGAGACTGCGTACGACATCGAGACTAACCAGACGGTAGTGAACATCAAGGACATCTACGGAGCGTCGTTCTCGAAAGGCACTGTAGCAATCTGCGAGAGTGATGGCAAAATCACTGAGTACGCACCGTCGGGTGACTCTTGGGATTCAACCCCGGACGTCCGCATTAGTGGTGACATCTCCGGTAAAGATGTAGTCATTGGGTTCCTGTATGACTTCCAATATGTGTTCAGTCGATTCCTCATCAAGCAGGAGCAGAATGATGGTACAACTTCCACAGAGGATGCTGGTCGTCTACAGCTGCGTAGAGCGTGGGTGAACTATCAGAACACTGGAGCGTTCACCGTGAGCGTCGATAACGGTAGCCGGGAGTTCAACTATCTGGTCAACGCCAGAGTAGGTTCTACAGGCCTCCGTCTGGGCCAGAAGGCCACAACTACTGGTCAGTACCGATTCCCGGTGACTGGTAACGCCTTGTACCAAAAGGTGTCCCTGAGTTCCTTCAACGCCTCCCCGGTGTCTATCATTGGGTGTGGCTGGGAGGGTAACTACAGCAGACGCGCCAACGGTATTTAATTGAAGGAATCCTTATGGTGTGCTCAATTAGGGCACACTATAGGGAGACCACACTAAGAGGGGACTTAAAGCATGTACATAAGAAACACTGTAAGTAATGACTTTGATTTGTTCGTCCCGGCCTACCATGACGTACTTGAGGCACAGGCCATGGGTATAGAACCATCGTTCCCAGCGGTTACCGAGTGTGTCACGTTAGACCACGATGGCTTTCCTCTGGCTATAGGTGGACACTGTGGGGACCAGTGCTGGTTCGTCACGAGCGACCAAGTGTGGAGACTCGACAGGGCTGGCAAGCTGGAGTTCCGTGAGAGAATCATGGAGTACAGGGACATGTTGTTAGATGTATACCCATCCCTGTGGAACTTTGTGTGGGTCGGCAACGGTCCCCACAAGCGGTTCCTTAAGTCCATCGGTGCTGTATTCCACGAGGAGTACACACAGGATGGGAAGTTCCAACTGTTCACCATAACGAGGAGATAACTATGTGCTGGATGGCAGCTATCCCGATTGCAATGACGGCAGTACAAGCCATTGGTCAGTCTCGCAGTGAGGCCCAGATGATTGGCCTTCAGAACGACCAAATGCGCCGACAGTCTGCCCAGATGATTAAAGAGTCAAACATTCAGAACGCCAACGCGAGCCTTGAGCAGAAGCAGAGGCTGGAAGAAGCTAGTGCCGACCTGACCGCTAAGAATCTCGATAAGGTTCAGGCTATGGGTACAATCCGTGCGGCCATCGGAGAGGGAAACCTTGAGGGTAACAGCATGGACCGTATCAGTCGAATCGAAGAGGGCAAGTACATCCGGGAGGCCAATGCGGTCACCGATAACTACCGTCGAGACTATGCGTCACTATTCGCGCAACAGCTGGGTAACTCTGAGTCGACTATCGACCAAGTTAAGTCCATGCAGAAGGCAGAAGGCAAAGGTAAGTCTAAGCTGGCGCAGGTCCTCGACCCGCTGTCCGTTATGACCTCACAGGCAGCGTCCTCATATGCTTCCGGTGCATTCGACAGTAAGGGCACCAAGGCCCCAATTAGCCAAGCCCAAGGTACCAAGGTAGGAGGTAAGTAATGGCAAGTAAATTAGAACAAGCATTAAGCCAACTGCCGCAGGCTGGGTCTACCCGTATCCGTGGCGGTTCAGCATCCATGCAGTATCGCCCGGTGACTATCCAGCAGGAAGGCTTCCGTCAGTCCAACCTCGTGCAGTCCTTGGCGAAGTTTGGTACTGCGATGGGTGAGGCAGCGGATGCCTACGACAAGCGTCAGCGAGACAAGGCTGATGAGCGGTCCGATGAGATTATCCGTAAGTTGACCCCAGAGCAGCGCCGAGAGGCAATCAAGAATGGGACGCTCCTGTATCAGGACGACCCTTACGCAATGGAGGCCCTACGGTTCAAGACTGGCCGCAACGCTGCGTTTCTCATTGACGACGATGTGGCCCAGCGTGTGCAGAACGGTGAGTTCCGTACTCGTGCCGAAATGGAAGAGTATCGCCACAAGCGGTTGACCGAAGGTGCCAATGAGTACGCCGACCAGTTCATGATTAACCCTGAGGACGCTGAGTTCCAGAGAGGGTTCAACGCGAACATCACCGAGCGTAACATCTCGCTGTACGGTAAGCACGATACGTTCCTGAGCGAGCAGGCCCAGAAGGGTGCCATACTGGCCTCGAAGGTAGAGCTGTCAGGTGTCCTTAAGGACCCTGCCGTTCTGGCTCGACCGGAGTCCGGCGAGTTCTTCCAGCGCTACATTGATAATGCACTTAAGACCGGGAGTATCCCTAGCGACGCTCAGGCACAGCAGGTCATCATCGGGTCCCTTAACGACGTCATTCAGCGTCCGGGTGCTACCAACTTCTTGCAGAGCCTTGAGGGCCGTCAGGTAACCCTTAACGGGAAGACCACGACCTATAAGGAGCTTATGGGTGAGGAGCAATGGAACGCCCTGATGGTCAAGGCCCAGTCGACTCAGTTCGACAATGACGCTAAGTTGTCCGAAGGTTTCCGCCTTGGGATTACCAGCGCGTTGAACCAAGACGATACCAGCAAGGGCTGGGAGATGATTCAAGGGATTAAGGCAGACCTTGACCGTCTGCAACCCGGTGAGCAGATGACACCAGAGCGTGAGCGCTTGATTCAAGCTGAGGAGCAGATGCAGACCCGTTTCCGTCAGGAGGCCCAAGCAGCAGCCAAGGAGATGGACAAGCGTCAGAAGACCATCAACAAGAATCAGGTCATCGACCAGCAGTTCACCAAGCGCATCAACGGTCAGTACGTGTCCACCAGCTACAAGGACATGCCGACCAACGAGAACACTGGCGAGTTCACTCACAGTGACATGGTGAACTATGCCAACGGCAAGCTGGCTGAGATTGACCAGATGCAGCTCACGGAGCAACAGAAGGACCGCATGAAGCTGAGCTACCTACGGGCAGACTCAGAGGGTGGAGCCTTCCGTACCGTTGTGGGCCAGATGGTAACCGACGCTGGGTCTGAGTGGTCTGCCGCTGTGATTAACGGTAAGTTACCGGAGGACACCACAGCGTTGAACAAACTGCGCACCATGCGTAACACCGACCCGGACCTCTTCGCTGCACTGTACCCGGACAAGGCTGAGCTGTTCCTGACACTTGACATGATGGATAAGCAGGGGATTGACCCTCAGATTCTCATCGACGCTGACCGTTCTCGCCGCAGCCTAACAAAGGAGATGCAGTACGAGGATGACAAAGCGTGGGCGGCACTGAAGAACAACTCCCAGTCCCCAGAACTGTCCCGCATTCCAGCCAGTCTTGACGCTATGGCCAGAAAGATGTATGACAGCGTCAAGTACCGCACAGGCAACAGTGACATGGCTATGGAGCAGGTCGATAAGTTCCTCAAGGAATCCACTGTGACCTTCAAAGGTGATGATGTGGATGGTGATACCATTGGTATTATCCCGAAGAACATCCTACAGGTCAGCGATGACCCTAAGAGCTGGGAGCAGGGGCGAGACATCCTCGAAGAAGCCCGTAAGGGAATCATCGCGGCTAACCCTTGGGTGACCAACAAGCAGCTGACGATGTACCAGCAGGGTGACTCTATCTACATGATGGACACCACTGGAACTGTACGCATCCGCTACGACAAGGAGCTACTGACTCGAACCTATCAGGAACAGCAGCAGCGACTGGCCAAGGAAGCCGAAGAGAAGGCACTGAAGGAAGCAACCAAGCGTGCACCTATCTCCGCAGCCACTCAGGCCCGTAAGGCCGCTGGTGAGCGTGTCCGTGCGAAACGTAAAGCCACTCCGAAGTTCATCTATGGAGGTGGTGACCAATAACCATTAAGGAGACAACATGAGCTACGATAAGTCCAAACCTAGCGATTACGATGGCATTTTCCAGAAGGCAGCAGACTCTCATGGGGTCTCCTATGACCTCCTGCGTAAGTTATCGTTTAACGAATCATCCTTCAACCCTAAGGCCGTCTCTAAGACTGGCCCTAAGGGCATCATGCAGTTCACCCGCAACACGGCCCGCTCGATGGGCCTTAACGTGACAGACGGTGATGACGATGGGCGCTACAACCCAGAGTTAGCCATTGACGCTGGCGCTAAGCTGCTTGCAAGTCTCGTCAAGAAGTACAACGGGGATGAGCTGAAAGCGGCCCTAGCGTACAACCAAGGGGAAGGCCCAGCTGGTGCCCCTCAGCTCCAAGCGTACGACAAGGGAGACTTCGGGTCTATCTCCGAGGAAGGTCGCAACTACATGCGTAAGCTGCTTGACGTGGCCAAGAGTCCACAGTCAGGCGCTCTGGAAGCGTTCGGTGGTATCACCCCAAAGGGTAAAGGGATTCCCGCAGAGGATGCCTTCAAAGGTATCGCTAAGACTGGCAAAGTTGGTACTGAGCTGCCGGAGTCCCACGGGTTCGACATTGAGGGTGTAGCGCAGGAAGCACCAAACACCCCATACGCTAAGGACTTCTGGGAGAAGACAGGGACGACTCTTGATGAGTACAGCGCCCGGTCTACCTTCTTCGGCTTCGGTGATGCTGCTGAGGCTCAACTCCAGAACTCAACCTTGGGTGTGGCCTTCCGTGCTGCACGTGCTGACGATGGGTACGATGTGTTCAAGGACACGATGACCCCGACTCGCTGGAACTCTTACGTCCCCTCCAAGGAGGACTTGCAGAAGCTGCGCGACTCCGGGTTACCTCCGAGTTACTACGGCGTGGTGACTGGTGGTGACGGTGAGAACTGGGACGCACTCATCAAGCTGGCCAAGGATAACTTCGAGGCTGACCAACGGGCAGCTGAGGCTGGTACTGGTGCAAAACTCGCTGCTGGTATCGTTGGCGCTGGTGTAGACCCACTCAGTTATGTGCCGCTGGTCGGTGTGGCCGGGAAGGGACTCAAGGTGGTCAATAAGGCCCTGCGAGTAGGCGCACAGGCTGGAGCACTCAGCGTCGCCTCTGAGGGAATCCGTACGTCAGTAGCTGGTGGTGAAGCTCACTACGCTGATGCAGCCCTAGGTGGTCTACTGTTCGGTGCTGGTATGTCGGCCCTCAGTGACGCTGTGGCTGCTGGTATCCGTAAGGCCCGTGGCGTTGAGTCTGTGAATGAGTTCGCTGGGCCAGCACTCCGTATGGAAGCCAGAGAGACTGCCATCAACACTGGTGGTCACGACACCTCGACACTACCTCCAGAGAACTTCGCGTTCGAGCAGGACCACAGAGGTGTTCCGTTTGCCGACCACCCGACCGAAGAGGGCGCAGCGGTTCTGGCCAATGGCTCCATCCTGAGCGATACCAACCCGCTTAACCCGAGGACTCAACGTGACTTCGCGGAGATTGACCCAGAGCGTGCAGCTCCCGGTATCAAGCTCGGTGGGTTCACTGAGATTGGCCTGAAGACCTTGGGGTCCAAGGATGCTGGTGTTCGTGCAATCGCTCAGGACCTCGTGCGCTCTCCCACAGGGATGCAATCAGGGTCTAGTGGTAAGTTCGGTGCGACCGCTTCGGACATCCATGAGCGGCTCCATGCGACTGACCAGCGGATGTATAACCAACTGTATGACGCTGTTGACCGTGCCATGAAGGACCCAGAGTTCTCCGTGGGTGAGCAGAAGATGTCTCGTAGAGCCATCCGTCAGGAAGTCTACAAGCGTGCGGCCTTGGCGATTGAGCGTCCAGAGTTACAGGCTGATTTGACCAAAGGTGAACGTGAGGTAATGGACCTGCTGAAAGAGCACTTCGACACCAAGCGTGAGCTGATGGAACAGCCGGGTATCTTCGGTAACGCTAACGCCGTGAGCATCTTCCCCGGTAGTCGACACAAGGGTACTTATGTGCCTAACGTGTACGACAGGGGTGCTAAGGAGCTGATGATTCAGAAGTTGGGTGGACCTGAAGGACTCCAACAGGCAATCGCCCAGAGCTGGCTCACCAGTTACCGAGTGCGACCTGAGGTCAAGGCACGTGTCGACGAGTACCTGATGGAACTCAACGGCTACAAGTCGGTTGACCAAGTGACACCTGAGGTGGTCCAGAAGCACGCCATGGATAAGGCGTACGGTATCAGCCACACTGATGACTTCACAGCGTCCAGTGTCATTGACGACAACATCACTGGTCTGGTCGGTATCGAGAACAACTCGTTCCTTGAGGCCCGTAACATGTTCGATAGCGACCTCCCGGTTACCTTACCGGATGGGTCGACCTTCAGTGTCAACAACCTGAGGGACTTCGACATGGCACGGATTATCCCAGCGTACGACCGTCGAGTTAACGGTGATATCTCCATCATGGGCGGTAGCGGTAAGACCACGCAGCAGCTCAAGGACGAAATCATGGCGTTAGACAAGAGGGCCGAACGCAAGGGACAACTGAAGGGCGAAGTGGAAGCACTGAAGGATACCGTTAAGATTCTCACTGGGCGAGCACGTCGTAACAACGATACAGCCTTTGAGACGGCTATGCGTTCCCTGAATGACTTGGCGTTCTTCGCTAAGAACTTCTACATGGGTCCGCAGAACCTCACCGAGATTGCCGGGATGCTGGCTAAGGGTAACGTCAAAGCGATGCTCCACGGCATCCCTACGCTGCGGGACCTAGCGACCAGAACCTCTCCGGTGTCCGGTAGTGAACTCCGCGAACTCCATGGGGCGCTGTTCGGTAAGGAACTCGACCAGTTAATCCGTCCGGGGCGTGAGGACATCGTGCAGAGAATCCGTGAGGCTTCCGATACCAGTGGAGCCATGGCGTCAGTCATAGGGACCATTAAGTTCGGTACTCAGGAGCTGTCGGCTCGTTCCCCTTGGACCAAGATGCTGAACGGTACGGCCAACTACATTCTGGACACTGCCCGTCAGGGTGTGCTCGGTGATGTGGCTGGTGCTGCCTTAGGCGGTAAGGGTTCCAAGTTTGGCAAAGAGAACTTCCTCAAAGCTGCCTCTATCAGTCCTGAGCAGTGGAAGGGAATCAAGCAACTCTTTGTCGACCACGCGACTCGTGACGCTAACGGCCAGTTCACCATCAAGGACAAGAAGGCTTTCAGTCAGGACCCGAGAGCGATGGACCTGTGGCGTCTCGCCGATAAGGTTGCCGATGAGACCATGCTGAGACCTCACAAGGTGTCCCAGCAGGATTCCACGGCGTACGGTGCTGGTGTCAAGATGGCTATGCAGTTCAAGAACTTCACCATCAAGTCACTCAACGCCAAGTTCATTCGGTCCTTCTACGAGGGCTACAAGAACAACCGAGCTATCGACATGGCGTTGACCCACGTGTTGTCTCTGGGTATCGCAGGGACTTACTTTGCGATGCAGGCCCACGTGAAGGCTTACGGCCTCCAAGAGTCCCAACGTAAGGACTACCTGAAGAAAGCCCTGAACCCGACCATGCTGGGCTACGCAGCGTTGACTCGAAGTTCCCACACTGGCGCTCCGCTGTCCATCGTATCGATGATTGCTGGTGCCGCTGGGTTCCAAGATGCCAACATGCTGCGCTCCACCATCTTACCGAAGGAGGAACAGTTCCAGAAGAAAGACGGAGCGTCCAAAGGTAGAGCCGAGTCGAGCAACCTTGCGGGTAACTTGGGGTCTCAGGTCCCGGCTCTGGGTTACGTAGGGAACGTCATTGCGACCGCTAAGAACGCCTACGGTGTTGCTACAGCGCCCAACAAGCCGACTGAGCGTGACTACATGACTGGACTGATGAACTCCACCAAGGAGCTTGTTCCGAACGACCCGCTGACCCAGCAGCTCATCATGAAAATCTATGAGGCTAACGGGGTCACCATTAAGCAGCAGCCGAAGCCTAACTAATTAGGACACACTATAGGGAGACCGACTGGTTTCCCTCTCATTCAACTAAAGGAGGTCACGATGGACCAAGACATTAAAACAGTCATTCAGTACCCAGTAGGGGCCACTGAGTTCGACATCCCGTTCGACTACCTGTCCCGTAAGTTTGTCCGTGTGTCGCTGGTGTCAGACGACAACCGCAGACTGCTGAGCAATATCACTGAGTACCGCTACGTGTCTAAGACCAGAGTGAAGCTCCTTGTGGAAACTACAGGGTTCGACCGTGTGGAAATCCGCAGGTTCACTTCGGCGTCTGAGCGGATTGTTGACTTCAGTGATGGCTCGGTGCTCCGCGCTAACGACCTTAACGTGTCTCAGCTACAGTCCGCCCATATCGCAGAGGAGGCGCGAGATTCCGCACTGATGGCAATGCCTCAGGATGACGCAGGCAACCTCGACGCTCGCAACCGTAGAATCGTGCGGCTGGCTCCGGGTATCGATGGTACAGATGCAATCAACAAAGACCAGCTGGACACCACTCTGGGTGAGGCTGGAGGCATCCTGTCCGAGATTATCGAAGTAAAGGGAGACTTCTATGAGTATCTGGAGAAGTTCGCCGAGGACACCTCCATGATACGTGGCGTAGTCTGGGTGTACAACGCCGGGTCTGCGGTAGGTGGAGAGACAGTTGTTAAGGTGGAAAAACCAACAACGGTATACTCTGTGCCGTACTTGGAGATAAACGGAAGCAGGCAGGAGATTGGGTACCATTATGACTTCGACCCGGCAACTCAGGAGCTGACTCTGGCTAAACCGTTGGTTGCTGGCGACTTCCTGATGGCGATGACCACCGAGTCTTATCTCCCTATCGAGTCGCTGCTTGCGAGTCCTGTAGGCGCAGAAGCAATCGGTACGAAAAGCGGCAAAACGATTCAACGCATCCTTGACGAGTCCCCGCGCTATTTTACGCCTGAGATGTTCGGTGCCAAAGGTGACGGGCTGACGAACGACACCAAGGCCCTTCAGGATGCGGTGGACGCTGCGATGTCCAGTGGTGGAGGAAAGGTAATCCTAAAGGGGAACACAACGTATCTCTTCGACCACCTACTGGTTGCGCGCGAGAAATCCCCACAGTCTCGCTTTGAGGCAAGACTCATCATTGAGGGGAGCGGTGGGAGCGTGCTGAAGCACACTGGGTCCATTACCGAAGCGGCCCACGCCTTCTGGGTACGAGGGGTACTGGGTACTGGTTCCCTCGCCGATATCTACATGCGCGATGTCGTCCTCAGAGACTTCTCTATAAATGGGACAGTGACTAGCACCGCAAACGGGTTAGTGCTACAGCGTGCCACAGCGGTACGCATAGAGAACGTCTACGTGAACGACTTTGGTGGGAACGGTTACCGTGCACTGGACCTGTATGACAGCACCATTGATTCTCTTGAGGTTCAACGGTGTGGGATTGTACCGGGTGCGACAGTTGGCTCCTATGGCATGTACATCACAGGTGCCTACGACCAGTCCAATGCGAACCACTACATTGCGTGCCGCGTTGAGATGTGCCCACTCATCATTGCAATCGACAAAGGGTGCCGTCACAACTACTTCCACAACTGTAAGTTTGAACAGGGCCGGGTCAACCCAACGACGTCCAACCCAGTGTACATCAACGATGCCACAGAGCTTGCGTTCGAAGCGTGTCAGTTCGTCCAGAACTACGACTCGGCCATCCGGTTCTTGGTAGTTACGGACGCTTTGTTCCCGTACTGGGTAACCCACGGTACCGAGAAGGTTGTGAACTTTACGGACTGCTCCTTTGTGTGCAGCCGGAGTGTAACGGCTTATTGGATTGACGTTGCCTACACAACGTTTACCGCGTGTGCATTCTCTTCGTGCAACGGTGGGACTCAGTTCCCTCTGTCGCTTGGTAAGAACTCTTTCCTGACTGACGCGAAGGTTGTCATTCGGACTGCTGAGGGTAACGTCCTTGAACTGAAGGGTTCACACTCTCGGGTGACTAACCTGAAGGTGACCTACTTCCAGCAGCCTACATCGGGTGTGTTCATCAAGTTCACAGGTCTGCCGGGATTATCCGACGTTGTCGTGGATGGATTCACGTTTGAGAACTTCGAACCATTCGCCCCATACAGTGGACACACGGACTTCATGGGTGACGTCGTAGTGATGCGGCGAGCTGGGTATGTCTACAACGGGACAAACGACAGGGTAATCTATGGCTGTAGCACGCTGTCATACAGTGGTGCATCCCCGGCAACATGGAACAACCTGAGGAACGGCTACAACGGTCAGGTCGTGATAGTGCACGCCAAGTCTAACCCGGTGACACTGGATGTTAGCGGTGGGCTGATTATCACAAAGACAGGCTCCAACGTAACCATACCGACCAACGGTGTGTCTGCCCTTGTCAACATTAGTGGCGTATGGCGTCAACTATATTAAGGAGGTATCATGCTTAAGACCGATTTTAACCAGCCGAAAGGCTCAACCATTGGTGTGCTCAGGGATGGGCGCACTATCCAGCAGACATTCGATAAGATGCGGTATGCTGACACCATCCAAGAGCTTCGCACTATGGAGCCAGTAGGCCCACGCGATGTTGCAACAGTACGTAGGGCCACTGAGGACTCTGTACTGGTCAACGCCCCTGTGTATTACGATAAGAACGACACAACGTCACCGGATGACGGAATCTCAGTGTTCGTCACCGCAGGCGGTGCTCGCTGGAAGTTCAACACGTTCAAGGGCTATTGCGCAGGACTCGCTGGGCTGAAGGAGGACGGCTCTAACGTCACTACTGTGGTGAATGGTATCGTAAACCGCATAGTCGCCAAAATGGTGGCAGCGGGGCGCGTGAATAACCAACAGCGGACCGTTAACATCCCAGTGACCGGGGACGCTCCTGAGTGGAAACTGACTGGTCCTCTTGTGTGGCCAACTGTCATCTCTCTCGTTTTCCATGGCTCTGTACTGCTGGATGGCACATCACTCACGGCTGGTAAGATTCTCAACTGTAACAACGTACCGTTCATGGACCGACTCACCGTCGCCATTATGGCTGCTGGGACCAACCCCACAGACAGGCCGGGTCGAGTTAACCAAGCTGTGGGACGTGCAGCGCTCACCTGTATCGGCGGTGAGGTTACGGTACGTCTCCCCGGCACCCAGATGGATGGGAGTAACAACCCGACTATTCACACTGTCGGTGCTATGATTGGGAACGATGCTGCATGCCTGCTGGATGCTCGTGATATCTACTTTGAGAAGTTCAACATCATAGGTGCCAAGACTGGTATCGAGTTCGGGTGCTACAATACCTTCATGTGTGGTGTTGAGCACTTCAACGTGTCTCGCTGCTACGATGGGTTCAGTAGTCCGACTCTCGGTTCCAACTACGGGGAGCGTATGTATCTGCGCAACGGGACTATTGGCAATATGGACAGACACGGGGCTTACCTCGTAGGTGGTGGTGACTTCACCCTTGAGAACGTCTCTGTGGACTTCCTTGGTGGAGACTTAGCGCACTTCGGTCCACTGTCCCCTGCTGAGTACAAGCACCTGTCAGGTCACATTGAAGGTGTCAAAGGCTCCCTCGCAGCCAAAGAGATGCCTGCAAGCTACTCTAAGGCGCTGGTAATCCTCGGTAAGGCTGTACGCCGGGATGACCGAGTAGTAGACCAGAATGACTATCGTGGCGTTCGCCAGCTGTTCGCCTGCCCACAGAACCCATATGGTCGTATGCTCAAAGTCATCAACGAGAGCTACGCACCGGGACGAGAGGGACAAGTCCCTAACAACCCGTACCCTTGTGAGACTGGCTGGCCGGGTAACTCTGGGGTCGAGCTGATTCTGCCTAAAGACACCTTTGTGGATACACCGTACGTGAACTCGTATTCACCAGCGGTACGAAACAGTGTCAACCAGACAATCAGCTTCACCACAGCGAGCACCGGACCACTCGGTGGTAACGTACTGTCCACTGACTATGCGTTTGCTGCTGAGATTATCGGTGGGGCAACTTGCTCCTACGGTACACCAGCCGAGGCAACCAGTGATGGGTACATGCCATTCATCATCACGCTGTCTGACCCCTCAGATGTTGTGTACTTGTTCTGCACCAACAGATTCCGTCCCGGCTCCGGCCAGTCGGTACTGTGGGGCAACTGCTCGGTAACCTTGGTGGGCACCACTGGGTCTATCATCTTGGCCCCAGTAATCGCGTCTTACCTCGGTACCACTTGGACTGCAAACACCACAACGGGAGCCGTTACAGCCACTCCAATCCGACGAGGCATTCAGGAGGGCGGTACGGTCGATATGTCCGCTCTCGCAGCGGCTGGTGGTATTCCAAACGGTACCTACCAAGCGATGCCGTCCCGGTCTGTCCAAGGGTTCTACTTGGGATGCGACCACGCGGTTGCTGGCTTCAAGATTACTGGAGGTACGGGGCAAGTGCGCCTTAAGCTGCCAGTGTGGTGGTTCAGATAATAAGGAGGTAACATGTTGTCCCTAGACTTCAACAACGAAGTTATCAAGGCGGCTCCCATTGCGGGGGTCGCTGGGGCTGACGGTGTAGCGAGGCTCTTTTGGGGCCTCTCACTCAACGAGTGGTTCTACGTCGCGGCAATCGCCTACACAGTGGTTCAGATTGGTGCCAAGGTAGTCGACAAAATAATTGACTGGAAGAAAGCAAACAGAGGTGACTCGTGAAAGATGAGCACCCAGACTTATAAGGAGTAACCTATGGACCTGATTAAGTTCCTCGAAATGTTAGACACAGAGATGGCTCAGCAGATGCTCATGGACCTGAAGAATCCAGAGAAGCGTACCCCGCAGCTGTACAACGCCATTGGTAAACTGCTTGAGCGACACAAGTTCCAAATCTCTAAGCTGACCCCGGATGTCAACATCTTGGGCGGTCTAGCTGAGGGGCTGGAGGCTTACAACTCCAAGGTGGGCGCTGACGGTCTGACAGACGACGATACGTTCACCCTACAGTGATATACTCAAGGTACTACTATATGTAGTGCCTTTATGGATGTCATTGCACTACGCTAGGCGTTCCTACGTGAAATCTGAGAAACAACGGGAGGCATTATGCTGGAGTTCACAAAGAGAATCGTCCCGTATCTTGTGGCTATCATGGTGTTTGCCTTCGGGTGGCACTTGGGTTCACAATCTACGGACGCTAAATGGAAGGAGGTAGTACAGAATGAATACGTTAAGAAGCAAACGGCTAGAGCTGAAACTCAGAAAGCGATTGACGCAGTGTCGGCTAAGTACCAAGCAGACCTTGAGGGGCTGGAGGGCAGCACTGATAGGATTATTGCTGATTTGCGTAGCGACAATAAGCGGCTGCGCGTCAGAGTCAAACCTACCAGTGTCACCGCAGGACCAGACGGTAGATGCCTCGTTGATGGTTCCGTCGAACTACACGAAGCAACTGCTCGAAGTCTTATCGCAATAACCCAGAAGGCCGACCTGAAAGAGAAGGCCCTACAGGACACTATTCGTAAGCTGCAAGGGAAAGGAGGTGAACATTGAGTAACGCTCAGCAAGCCAAGAATGCCTTAATCATTGCGCAACTGAAGGGTGACTTTGTCGCCTTTCTATTCGTGCTCTGGAAGGCCCTGAACCTGCCGGAACCAACCAAGTGTCAAATCGACATGGCCAAGTGCCTGGCAGACCCAAAGAACAAGAAGTTTATCCTTCAGGCTTTCCGTGGTATCGGGAAGTCGTTCATCACGTGTGCGTTCGTAGTGTGGACCCTATGGCGTGACCCTCAGTTAAAGATACTGATTGTCTCGGCCTCAAAGGAACGTGCGGACGCTAACTCCATCTTCATCAAGAACATCATCGACTTGTTGCCTTTCCTGAGTGAGCTTAAGCCTCGCCCCGGTCAGCGTGACTCCGTGATTAGCTTTGATGTGGGCCCTGCCAAGCCGGACCACAGCCCGTCAGTTAAGTCTGTGGGTATTACGGGTCAGCTTACTGGTAGCCGTGCCGATATCATCATTGCGGATGACGTGGAGATTCCCGGTAACTCTGCAACCCAAGGTGCCCGTGAGAAACTCTGGACGCTGGTTCAGGAGTTCGCCGCGCTGTTGAAACCCCTGCCGACTAGCCGCGTTATCTATCTGGGTACCCCTCAGACCGAGATGACGCTCTACAAGGAACTTGAGGACAACCGTGGGTACTCCACCATTATCTGGCCTGCACAGTATCCTCGCTCCAAAGAGGAAGACCTGTACTATGGCGACCGACTGGCTCCGATGCTCCGCAGTGAGTACGACGAGGACAAAGAGGGTCTCGGTAGTCAACCTACTGACCCGGTGCGATTCGACTCCATGGACCTTCAGGAACGTGAGGTGGAATACGGCAAGGCTGGCTATACGCTTCAGTTCATGCTCAACCCGAACCTCAGTGACGCCGAGAAGTACCCGCTACGACTCCGTGACGCTATCGTGTGCGGTCTACAGGCGGACAAGGCCCCAATGCATTACCAGTGGTTGCCGAACCGTCAGAACCGCAACGAGGAGCTTCCTAACGTGGGCATGAAGGGTGACGAGATTTACTCCTTCCATACAGCCTCCAGTAACACTGGTGCGTATCAGGGTAAGATTCTGGTCATTGACCCGAGCGGTCGCGGTAAGGATGAGACTGGCTGGTGCGTGCTGTATACCCTCAACGGTTACATCTACTTGATGGACGCTGGCGGTACTCGTGGTTACGAAGAGAAGTCCCTTGAGTTCCTCGCCAAGAAAGCCAAACAGTGGCAGGTACAGACTGTGGTCTTCGAGAGTAACTTCGGTGACGGCATGTTCGGTAACGTGTTCCAGCCTGTGCTCCTGAAGCATCACCCAGCGCAGCTCGAAGAGATTCGTGCTCGTGGTATGAAAGAGGTCCGCATCTGCGATACCCTTGAGCCTGTACTGGCGAGTCACCGCTTGGTTATCCGTGATGAGGTTATCCGACAGGACTACCAGACGGCACGTGACGCAGACGGTAAGCACGCTCTGAAGTACAGCCTGTTCTACCAGATGACCCGTATGAGCCGTGAGAAGGGCGCTGTGGCACACGATGACCGACTTGATGCGTTGGCATTGGGTGTCGAGTTCCTACGCTCTACGATGCAGCAGGACGCTGTGAAGATAGAGGCTGAGGTACTTCAGGAGTTCTTAGAGCACCACATGGAGAAGCCCCTGAGTAACATCTCCCAGTTCCGGGCCACCAGTAGCAACGGTGTGGACATCCGATGGGAAGACGATGGGGATGACACTATGTTCATCGCATGGTGATTATGCAGGGATTGTGCATAAGGATTCATTAGGCCACGGAAGGCCACTTTGAGGAAACTCCATGTATAACAGACACTTGGAATTAGGGCCCACTATAGGGAGAGACCCTTGAAGACTTACTATAAGACTACTTAAAGATTCATTCATATAGTTATTCACTTTAAGTCTCCTTAAAGATAGAGGGTAGTGATGATAATATCACCCTCTCACTATAAGACACTAAGAGCCAACATAAGGAGGACCTATGCGCTTATTGTTAACCTTACTGCGCCATAGGACTACTTGGCGATTTCTGCTGGTACTTGCTGGTGCCCTTGGGGCTTCACTGGTTACTCAGCAGCAACTCAGTGGACTGGAGACTCTCGTGTGCTCTCTACTCACTTGTAGCGATTAGGGTCTTCCTGACGCGCTAGGGATTCCGTAGTGATGCTTATCAGCATACACCACTCCATCCCTCTACAGTCAATACTTAAAGTTAACCTTAGGTGATTCACTGGGTCTACCTACGGGTCTATGCACTGACCTGAGGAATACCTGAGGTTACCTTTAAGAATATTGCATAAAGTTCTGAGTGTACA